CGGGCGGTCGCGCCGCGTCCGGCGGAACCCCCGCGACGGGCGGTTCGGCGGCTTCCCCCGAAGCCGCCGCGTGCACGAACTTGATGTTCCTGGGCTGCCCCGAGGGCAACATCATCGACTGCGAATCGACGATGAAACTACGCTGCGGGAACCGCAAGGTGAAGTGCGCGACCGCGTGCCTCGCCGACGCGAAGACGAAAGCCGAAGTCCAAACCAAGTGCGGTCTAACCTGCGGGGGCCTGTAATCCGATGCCCATCATTAGAAAGCTCGGCGCGAAACCCGCGATCCCGGCGAAACTCTGCCGGACGCTGAAACTGGAACACTACGCGACCGCCGCCTTCGCCGAATTCGTTCCCCCCGAATTCGACTGGATGCTAGACGTCCCGGACTACGGCGACCTGAACGACGAATACGGCGACTGCGTCGTCGCCGCCCAGGCGAAGATGGTCCGGTCCTGGACCGCGAACGCGACCGGGGTCGCCGCGACGATTACGAACGCACAGATAATGGAGGTTTACATGAATGGCGCCGGGTATATTCCCGGGCGCCCCGACACCGACCGGGGCTGGGACCTGATATCGGGTCTGACCTACTGGCAGAAGATCGGCATCGGCGGGCACCGGATCGGGGCGTACGCCGCCCTGAACCCGTTGCACCCCCGGATGATCCGGGCGGCGACTTACCTGTTCGGCGGTACCTATACGGCCTTCGACTTACCGAATTCGATCTGGGACCAGACCGACGCCGGAAAGCCCTGGGACGTCGTCGCGAACGACGGGGGCCCGGCCGGCGGCCACTGCGTGACGATCCAGGCGGTCGCCGCGAATGGTAACCCGGTCTGCCGCACCTGGGGCAAGCCGCAGGTGATGACTTGGCCGTTCGTCTTCAAGTACTGTACCGAAGCCTACGCCGCGATCGCGACCGACTACCTAAACGGCGGCCGCACGATCGCGGGCCTCGACGTCGCCAAACTGACCGCCGACCTCGCTCTGGTCCGGCTGTAACCCATGGACGGTCTATTGATTCTCGCGAAGGCCCCGTCGTGGGCCATTCGCGCCGAGGTGAACCCGATGCCGTGCGCCTGCGAAACCGTAGTTCAAGTGCCGGGGTACGCGGGGCAGGTCCGCGACCTCACTGTCGACTGGTCCGACGTCGTCCGCGTCTACGGGGAAACGACGGTCGTGTCCGTCGACTGGGCTGTCGTCGTCGGCGCCGGGACGACTTTAGGATCCGACGTCTTCGCGGGCCTGCGATCGACCGTCCGCGTCCTCGTCGGTACGGCGTCGGCCATGGTCCAAGCGACGGCGACGTTCGGGTCGGGGCAGACCGCGCGCCAGTCGGTCGCGATTCGCGTCGACGGGGGCTACTGACATGCCGAAAGTACGGATCGGCGACAGCGTATTCGAAGCCCGGGAACTATCGTCGGGGTTCGTCGAATTGACCCGCACGGACGCGGACGGAACGAAGGCGACGCTCGGCGTCCCGTTCGCCCTGATCCTCGAAGTCGCCTTCGACCGCATGGGGCGGCGCCTGCGAATGTTTTTTGAATAGGGCGAAAAGCTCCGAACGAAGAAAGGATGGCGCCATCTTACGGGCGCCACATGCGATATATGCGGGCCACTCCGGAGAATCGTCAGAAGGTCTACAACGCCGTGCGCTCCCACTGGATGGACGCGCGCACGGGGGTCGGCGCCGATACGCTAGCGACGCGCGTCGGGTTAGAAGTCGAAACGGTCTACGCCTGCTGCGCGGCCATGGTCGAATCGTCAGCGCTCGAAGCGTCCAACGATCGGGCGGACTACCCGACGTGGCGCCCCGCTGTGGTAAGGTAGGCGCATGCTGCGTCACGGCCGCGGGAACTACGTCGACCAAGCCAGTCTGTCCCGATTACTACAGGCGACCGCCGCCCCGATTCTACGGGCGGCGCAGCGCGCCGGGGACGCAGCCGTCGACTGCCACGAACTGGTCCGCCTGCTGCCCTGCCGCGTCGGGGATGCCGCGGGCTGCCGGCTACCCCCGCCGCCCGTCGACGTCCCGTTAGCGGCGATCGGCGCGCGCCCCGGGCTCGGTATCAGCGCCCGCCTAGCGCTGACCGCTCTGATCTTCGGCTTGCTAGGGGGCGTCCTCGGGGGCTATCTAACGTATTCGATTCTGGACCCGAGGAACCAAGCCAATGTCAGTAACCCAATACGTGAGTGTGTACGACCCGACGGGGCAGTTGCCGGTCGGTGAAGTCGTCGAAGGCCGCGACGCGATCGTCGTCGCGAAGTCCCGAAAGTCGATCGTCCTATTACCGACCGACCCCGACGTGTTCTATTCCGCGTCGCCCGGGTTCGTCTACCGACCCTGGGGGCGGGGCTGGCGCTACGACGCCGTGAACCCCGAACGCGGCTGCCCGATGATGCTAGGCGTCGGCGTCGACCACCCCTGGGTGTATTGGTCGGTCCTCATCCTGCCGATCCGCCCCGACGAACCGATGACGGGCAACCTGCGGCTGATCGCCAACGGCGCGGCGGGCGGCATGTCGATCGGCCTGTCGCAGGACGCGCGCCTGCGCCCCCTCGACGAATACCCGAAGGGCCCGACGGGCGGTGTCGTCGCCGTCGGCCGCTGCGCGCTCGGCGTCGTCAGTCCCGGTATGCTGGGGCTGTCGATCCACGGGGTCGCCCGAAACGCCCGCGTCGTCTGGTCCGCCGCGTCCTGCGCCGGCGAGAAGATAGAACTGCAAGATGCCGTTTCGGTATAACCAGCCGCGCGACCGCGGCCCGCGCCGTCCGTTCGTCGCGTACGGACCGCACGACCCGAAGTTCCCGGGCATGACGCTACTGCGTAAAGCGGTCGTCGTGCCCCACGCCGGCTACGACGTGTGGGAGGAAGTCTATCAGGTCGGGCAGACGCAGCGCCCGCGCGACCTGATGACGATGCGCGTCGCCCGGACGAAGACTGGCGATTACATTGGGATGCCCGACGACGCCCGGTACTTAGTCGACCACAAGGGGATCGCGCCGGAACTACGGACGATCGACCATAACGTCTGTTCCGTCGGTAAGTCGTCGGACGGTAAGTGGTACGGCTGGTCGCACCGAGCCCTAGCCGGCTTCGCCCCGGGCGACGTCGTCCGGGAAGGCGACGTCGTAGCGGCGAAGATCCCGGTCGGGACGAAGGTGACGAACGACGCCGAGGCCAAATGGTTCGCCGCTATCTTCGCGGAGGAAGTCAGCTGAAGTTCCTGAAAGTCCTGCGTGCCCGCCTGCCCGCCCTGCGACGGACGGGCGCGGTCGCGTTTAGCGAACCGCCCCCCGCCGCGGCGTACGACTTAGCCGACGACGGGTTCGAAGCGACCGACGACCCGCCGCCGACCCGCGACGAACTAATCGACGCCGGGATCTTAGACCCGCCGACCCCGCCGACCCCGCCGGTCGTACCCGACGCGCCGCTCGACGGCAGTATCGCCGCCCGCCGTCGACGCCTTGACTGGTAGGGACGCGGACGGGTCGCCGTGATAGCTTACCGGCTATGGCTGCGACCGTTCACAAGCTCCCCCTGGCGGCGCCCGGACTCGACCTCGGCGACGAACCGATTCAAATGGGGTCGTCGTTCGGCCTCGATCTAACGACCCTCGGGCCCGAATTCGATGCGAACGCCTTGTTCAATTCCGAACGCGTCCGGGAACTGCAGTATCGGGATTCGTTCTTTACGGCGACGAACCACGACCACAAGCTGTTCGACATGAACGGCCGCATGGTGCGGCCCGGTAAGCTGTCGAATCAGCCGCTGCTGTCGGGCGCCGTCCCGTCCGTCTACGTCCCGCTCGACCAGCGCCGTCCGTCGACGCCGTACCGGCTAGCGCGCAAGATCGTCACGGCGTTCAGCGGCATGGTGTTCGGCTACGGGCGGTTCCCGCAGCTAAGGTCGGACGATCCGGACACGCAGGACTGGGCGGGGGCGCTGGTCGAGAAGCTGGGCATGGAGATCGCGTTCCTGCGGGCCCGTAACCTAGGCGGGCGCTGCGGCACGGTCGGAGTGTCCTGGGCCATCGTCGACGGCGAACCGCGGCTGAAGGTCCACAAGGGGTACCACTGCCACGTCCTCGAATGGGTCGACGAAGACCAGCGCGTCCCGGCGCACGTCGTCGAGCTGTACCAGTCGAAGACGACGGCGGCGCGCGGCAAGGAGCAGTGGATGTGGCGCCGCCGCGACTGGACCCTGACCGCCGACGTTTTCTTCCGCCCGACGCCGGTCGGGAAGAAGACGCCCGAGTTCTGGGAGATCGACGCCGACGCGTCGTACGAACACGGCGATAAGAAGTGCCACTTCTACTGGATCGAGAACCTGCCCGACGACGACGACGACGGGACCTGCGACGGGGCCCCCGACTACGCGGTCGCCTACGAGCCGCTAGTGTCGCTGGACATGCTGAATTCGGTCAACGTGCAGGGCGGCATCAAGAACCTCGACCCGACCTTAGTCCTGCGCATGGACGACGAAGACGTCGGTAAGGCGGTCGTGCAGAAGGGGTCCGACAACGCCCTTAGAACGGGTAAGGACGGCGACGCGAAGTACCTGGAACTGTCCGGGTCGTCCATCGCCGCCGGGATCAACTTAGTCGGGACGAATAAGGCGCAGATCCTGGAAGTCACCGAATGCGTTTCGCCCGATCCGAACGTCATCGCGGCCGCCGGCACGTCGTCGGTCGCCCTGAAGATGGTTTACGCCCCGATGCTCGGGAAGTGCTCGGTGCTGCGGTACCAGTACGGGCGGGCGATCGTGCGGATCCTGACCGACATCACCGACTACGCGCGACAGTACCTGCCCGACCCCCGCGCGGCGACCGACGCGGAACGCTACGTCCACGCCCCCGTGGTCGACGACGAAGGGAACGTCGTCGAAGAAGAACCGATCGAATTTACGATCGACTTACCCCCGCGCGTCGAATCGACCCCCGAAATCGGGACCGACGGGACCTCGACGGGACGAACGACGCAGACTACGTACGACCGGCATCCGGGCGGCGGCCGCGTCTGGTTGGAATGGGGTCCGTACTTCCAGTCGACGGCGGACGACGACCAGAAGGAAGCCGGGGCGCTGTCGACCGCGGCGGGCGGCAAGCAGGTCATGTCGCAGCAGACGGCGGTCGAACTGCACGCGAACGCCCACGACCGGGACGGCCAGGAGGAGTGGTCGCGCATCCAGCGCGAAGCCGCGGCGGCGGCGAAGCAGTCCGCCGAAGCGAACGCGGGCATGTTCCCGCCGATCGGTAATCCGATGGACGACGAAGGGGCGACGCCATGACGACGGACCAGGATATCTTCGCGCGACCTTCGATCTTCGCCGGCGCCCGCGCCCCCGAACGCCTCGTCGCGATCGTTACGCCCGGGGAACGCGTCGTCGACCTGACGACGGTCACGGCCGTGCGGTTCCGCGTCCGCGGGGCGACGATCGGCGACGACCAGGTGTGGACGACGACGATCGTCCAGCAGCGGGGCGATCGGATCCGGGTCGAACACATCTTCGACGCCGACGGCGCGGAAACCCGTAACCCCGGACGTTATCGAATTATCCCGGAACTGATCCTGCCCGACGGCGTCCTGCGCGCCGAAGCCTTCTACCTAGGCGTCAAGCCGTGACCGACGCGGCGCCCCGGGAACCGATGGTCGAAGTACCGGTCGCGCCCGACCCGGTCTTCGAAGTCGCGACGCCCCCGGATCCGATCGTCGAAGTCGTGGTCGAACCCGACCCGGGCGTGTAGTCTTCCCCCTGTGCCCCCCCGCGACCCGACGCAGATCTTAGACGCCGCCCGGCGCGCGGCCTTAGGGTACGCGAACGCGACGAACGCCCGCAACGTCGCCGATCTGATGAAGCGCTCGCAGGCGGACCTGAAGGACCGGCTGAAGGCCGTGCCGAAGACGGACCAGACGTTCACGGCCGTGCAGATGCGGGCGACGCTGAAGCAGGTCGAAGCGGTCCTGTCGATGACGAAGTCGGGGCTACTAGGCACGGTCCTAAACGCGTCCGACGTCGTAGCGGGGCACGGCGCGCGTTCGACCGTCCGTTACCTCGACGCCGCCGAATCCGCCTACGGGGGCGTCGGCGGGGCGGGGCTAGGGATCAATACGGCGCAGGTGTTCGACCAGGCCCTGTCGGGGACGCGCGCGTCGGTGCTGCGCCGCATCGCGGGCGACCCGACGCAGCCCGGGCAGCCCGGCGTGATCGACCGCTACGGCGACGGGGTGATCGATCACTTCGAGAAGACGCTGCAGACGTCGATCGTCACGGCGCGGCCCTGGGACGACGTACGCCAGGGCCTGATCGACGGGTCGCCGTTTTTACAGGACGCCCCGCAGTACTGGGCCGAGCGCATCGTGCGCACCGAATTGATGGGCGCTTACAATACGTCGGGCAACGCGGCGCTGAACGCGGTCAACGACCAGACCGGCGGGGCGATGATCCGGATCCTCTGCGCGACCTTCGACTCCCGGACGGGCGCCGATAGCTACGCGGTGCACGGGCAGATCCGGCGCATGGCCGAGGCGTTCGTGTCCTGGTTCGGTTCGTACATGACCCCGCCGAACCGCCCGAACGATCGCGAGATCGTCGTACCGCACTACCCGCACTGGCCGATCCCGGCGAACCTCAAGCCGAAGACCGACGCCGAAGTCGCCGCGCGCTGGACGCTAATGGGCCGCAAGGGCGCGCCGCCACCTCGCCCGTTGATGTCGACGGTTCCGCTCGACGCTAACGGTAACCCGGTCGCGGAAAAGCCGGCGGCGCCCGCCCCGCTCGTCGCGCCGACCCCGAAGCCCGAACTACCGCGCGCCGCGGAACCGCCGCCCGCGGTGTCGATCCCCGCCCGCGCGTTACCGCTCGTCGCCCCCGGTCGGGACCGGCCGCTGACGCTTCGGGCGAAGCCCGACGTCGCGCCCGCGGAACAGGTAATCGACGCGGCCCCGGGTATTCCGGCGTCGCGCGACGAAGCCCGCGCCGTGGTCGAAGAAGCGAGGGCAGCGCAGCGGGCGGCGCGCGACGCGCGGGTCGAAGCAGAACGGTTAGCGCGCGACGCCGAAGACGCGATCGCGGCGGCGAACCGGGTTCGGGATCTAGCGATCGCCGAAGCCCGGGCGTCGATGGCGACCGCGGCGGCGAAAGCGGACGTCGCCTTAGCGGGGATTCCGGCGGCGCATATCGAAGCGGCGCGCGCGGCGGCCCGGTCGGTACCGGCGAACGCGGGCCCGACCGGGGAACCCCCGGTATCGAATCGGATCCCGATCGGGGATCCGGGCGCCCCGTCGTTCGAAGCGCTGTACGGGGCCCCGATGTATTCGGAAAGCGCGCAGGCGGCGATCAACGCGGCGTCGCGCGCCGTATTCGGACGCGACTTCGATCCACGCGACTTCAGCGGCCTGCTGTCGCTGCACGAACTGAAAGGCGTCCGGTTCGACGAACACGTCGTCGCCGAATACAAGAATCGGGACGGGTCCCATCGCCTGGCGCTGTCGGTCAATATCCACAACCCGAACGTGCGCGAAGAAGGCGGGCGGATCGAACGCGTGTATTACCGGGCCCCCGACGGGATCCATGTCGTGCACGAGTTCTTCAAAATGCCGGCTAGCCTTCGCGCCGGGGGCGACGGCGCGCGGCTGATCGAAAGCCAGTTCGCGACGTACCGCAAACTCGGTGTCGCGGTCGTCGAAACCCACGCCGTGTGGGACGGGCAGTATGTCTGGCCGTCGATGGGCTTCGGCCTTACGCATCCGACGCAGTTAGGGTCGTACAAGGAAGAATTCGCGCGGTGGGCCCAGGGGGAACGCCCGACGGCGGACGAACGCGGCGGCATGCGGTCGACCCCGGCGTTGCCCCATCCGGTACCGGCGGCGGACTTATTACCGATCCTCGATTCCGTGAAGACGATTCAGGACTTGGCTGCGTTAGAGATCAACGGCGTCGCGGTAGGTAAAGAATTTCTGCGGTACCGCGGGCACCGCGGCGTGGGCGAACTAATCGATCTGCGCCTGAATCTAAAGTCCCCCGACGACGTCGGACGCCTGACCGCGTACTTCGCCGAACGCGCCCGAATTCGGGCGGCGAAGAAAGCGGCGATCGCGTCGGGGGCGACGCCCGATCAGGCGGCGAAGATCGCGAAACGGATCGCCCGGGAACCCGTAGCCGCTCCGGCTCCGAAGGTTACCGCGGAAAAGCGGATCGCCGCGGAAGAACCCGCGGCGCGAGCATCCTTAGGGGGCTGGCGCGTCGGCGACCGGGTCGAATACGATTCCCCGCGGTTTAGGACGGGATCGAATAGCGGCGTCGTCGAAGGGTTTACGGGATCGCGGGTTCGAATTCGATCGGCGAACGGGGCGGCGTATTCGGTATCGCCCCGGGGCCTGCGCTGGGCGCGTTAGGGCGCGTCGCCGCGAATCGCCGCTAACTGATCGGGGGTCAACTTCCAGTCGTCGGTCGTCGTATCGGGCGCGGGCACGACGAACGCGGGGCGCGGGAGGCGCGACGTCGGGTCGTCGTCGAGGAGTTCGGCGGCGCCGCCGTCGTTCGGGACGGACTTAGTCGGGGCGGACATGGCTTTACTATGACGCCGATCCAGGTTCGACGTCGGATCGATCCGACGTCGCGGTTGCGACGCCCGGCCCCGACTGGTACCTTCGGGGCATGCCTAGCTATCCGTTCCGACTCGAACAACCCTTGCCGATCGTGCGGGGAACCGACGGGCGGTTCCAGGAGCCGCGGGCGCCGCAGGCGGGGCTCGCCAATCCCCTGACGGTCGAAGCGTCGGGCGGCACGCCGCAGTCCTGGGCGCCCGGTATCAGTCAGAATACGGCGCCGACGAAGTCGACGTCGATCCCGTGGCCCCCGGCTAACCCCGGCGCGAAACCGTTCAAGGTCGGGCAATAACTGTCCGACCCCGAGGAGAACAGCGATGCAAACAGGTGATAAGTCCGGCGACGGGCGCGTAAGTCCTTTCGGCGGCGGTAACGGTGGAAAGGGTATCGGTGGAAACATGAGCGGAAATAACTTCATTACGAATCCGGGCGGGACGCCTAGCGGCCCCCGCACGCTGCCCGACATGGTGAACAACAGTCGGCCGCAGCCGAAGGCGAAGCCGGACATCAACACGCAGGACGCGGCCCCCGGCGGCGTGCTTCCCGCGGCCGCCCCCCCGAATACCCGCCCCGGCGGCGTCGGGACGGTCGGTAATTCCGCTAAGCCGTTTCGCCTCGGCGGTGGATAATGGGCCAGATCTCGTTATCGGGAGTGGTCGTCGTAGGGCCGGACGGATCGACGGTCGCCTTCCCGGGCGCCGAAACCACGATCCCGCTGGTCGCCGCGACGTCGGACTACGCGGTCAGCAGTCCCGGACTGATGAACGCGAATAGTCCCGACGACTACGTTCCGATGGCGGGCGTCGGCGTCGACGGACCGGTGACGGCGGGGCAGTTCCTGTACGTGCGGACCGAATCCGCCGTGCGACTGCGCCTCACGACCGCGGCGGGCGTCGCCGTGGTACCCGTTTCGGGCCTACTTATATTGGAATTCGCCGGCGACGCGTCCCTGACTTCATTGGAAGTCGAAGGCGTGAGTCGGGTCGAGTACCTGGTCGCGGGCCAGTCCTAATCCGCGGCGCGCCGGCGCTACCGGTTCTCGGCCGCGACTGCCCGTCGCGGAACGCCCGAAGAAGGAGGGCATCATGACTGCACCTAAGAACGGCACCCGACGCGCGCAACTCGACGCGTGCAACCCCAATACCCTGCCCGACCAGCTGAAGCTGATCGCGCTCGGGTCGCTACTTAGCGGCCAGTTGCCGCAGGTACGGCGTAAGGTCAATCAGGTCACGAACGGCGCGTCGGGCTACAACGTCGCGACGCTGCAGGTCCTGCAGCTGCCCGACGGCGCGTCGGCTAGTTCGATCGTCCGCGCGACCGTGCGCGCCGGGACCGTTACCGGCGAACTAACCCCCGTCGCGTACGGGACCACGCCGGCGACGACCCAGATCGCCGTCGCGCCGAACGGCGACATCGTAACGCTCGCCGCCGACGCGATCACGGACATGGACGTCGTCTACCTGCCCGAACGCGGCGACGTCGTCGAAGCCGTCTTCCCGGTCGTGGCGAACGCGATTGTGATCCCGACCCCCCTCACCGCCCGCGGCGTGATCACGCTGCTCGAAGCCGAATCGCTGGAAGGCACGCTCGTCCAAAAGATGATCGTACTCGTTCCCGGCGCCGCCCCGGCGACGACGAAGGCCAACCTGAGCGTCGACCACGCGAGCGTCCTGTTCGCCGTCGCCGACGCCGTAACCCGCGCCCGGGTAAAGCTACTCGTGACCGCGGCCGAAGATCTGTGTACGGTGCTAGAGGCACCGGCCACGACACTGTAACCCCCGACGCCTTACGGGGGACCGTAGGGGCCGGGCGAAACGAGGAACCACAATGCCAGGCGAAGCACTACAGACGAACGCCGCGACCGCGGCCCCCCCGCAACCGAACCCGACCGCCGTAGCCCCCCAGGCGCCGGCGGTCGCGCGTTCTTCTACGTTAGGAACGTACGGCGCCCGCTTAGCGGCGGCGCCGCGGGCGATCAACCCGACGACGATCCCCGCGAACCGACCCGGGGCGCCCCCCGGACCCGACCCGGCGCCGCCCCCCGCGGCGGAACCCCCGGTCGTCGTAGCTCCCGCCGACGCGGCGAAGGCGGCCGCGATTCCCCCGACCCCCGCGCCCGGCGCCCCGAAGCCCGCTGTGGTCTTAGGCAAGGGCGGCGCGCCGATCCCGACCGAGGCCGTGTCGGACCGCGTGACGCGCGAACGTAACCGCGTGCTGCGCGCCGAATACGGGACGACCGATCCGACCGAGATCGCCAAGATCAAGGCGTTGCGCGTAGCGCAGGCCGAAGAATACGCGGTTCTGAAGAAGTCGAAGGAAGACGCCGACCGCCTAGCGATGTCCGAACAGCAGCGCATGGCGGCGGACATGGAGATCTTGCGGTCGCAGAACACGGAACTACAGGCCCGTATCCACGAGATGGAGACGGGGCAGGTCGTCAACAGCCAGACGCAGGAACTGACCCGCGTCGCCGGCAAGTACGTCGACCCCTCGATGATGGAATACGCCCTCGGCGACTTCCAGCGCTACGTCAACAAGCTGGAACCGAAAGAAGTCAAACGGATTACCCCGCGCTCGATCGAGCGCTGGTTCGCGAAACTGGCCGAAGAAAAGCCGCGCTTTCGCATCCTGCCCGTCGATCCGAACGCCGGCGTCGACCCCGCCTTAGGCACGGCGGCGGTCGGGAACAAGGGCGCCGACGCGCCGGGACCGTCGCCCGCGACGATCGTCGCGCCGAAGGCCGTGCGCCGCGTGCCGCTCGCGACGTCGACCGCCCCGAAAGGCGGAACGCCGAAGCCCGCCCCGAAGCGCCCCGAAGGCGGGACCGTCGCCGGTAAGACCGTGCGCCCGGGCCTGCCGAATTCGATGTCCCCCGCCGAACTGAAGAAACACTTACGCGAGCAGGGCCGCCAGCCCTGGTAGTCGCCCCGCCGCCGGAACAACCCCGAACCCGAGTCACGTCGGGGCGGGGTTGTCGGGTGTCAGCCAAAAAACTGACAGAAAGTAAGTAATCCCATGGCAGATCTCAAGTTCGGCGTAGGGTGCCCGGTTCAGCTAACGGGCGGCAGTATGACGATGACCGTCGTCGCGTCGCAGTTCGAAGTGCAGGGGGACGAAGTCGCGAAGACGCGCTGCGTCTGGCTCGATACGTACGGGGTACCACACGAGCGAGTGTTTAGCGACGACTGCCTGATGGTGGTGAATTCGTCGAATCTGTCGGGGTAGCCCTAACCGGACCGGACCAGTATATGCTTGGTCCGGTCCGACTATGACGACGTTTTATTTGATCAACCCGATTCGCGTGGGTACCCTGACGAAGCTGTGGCCTGGGACGCTGCACGACGATCGGTACGCGCCGACGGACAAGATCCGCGCCGCCGGCGGCTGGCTGGTCCCCGCGCCGAACCCGGTTCTAGAAGTCGCCGCCGCGCAGGCCGCGACGGTGTTCAAACATTCGGGACCGATCGAAGAAGCGGCGGGGATTATGTTAGCCGCCTACGCGTCGATCGCGGGCGGTGGCGATACGGGCGACGTCATGGCCGCCGCCTGCGAAGTCGACGACGCCGTCGGGGATCTGGTCTACGTCCGCGGCGATAGCGTCGACGGGGTCCCGTCGGTCGGGCGCGTCGATATCGCCGACTTTTCGAAACTACCGGCGGTCGGGCAGATTACGGCGAAGCCGACCCCGACCGACGCGGTCGTCGTTCGCCGCGGGATCGTCGCCGGCGCCGGGCTAACCCCGGGGAGGCTTTACTTTGCGGGCGACGACGGGCGTCCGACGGCGACCCGTCCGGTCGCGACCGCCGCGCCCCTGTTCGTGCAGATCGTCGGCACGGCGTTGGACGCCGCCCGCCTGCTACTGAATCCGAATCAGGCGATGACCCGCGTCCGCCCCTGACCGTGGTGACGCGCCCGACCGCGGGTGATACTTTGGTACCGGTATAGACCCCGGGCGACTTTCCGTTCGGGGGACGGGAGGTTCTGATGTCGCTACGCAAGCCGCTGTACTTAGCCGACGGGTACGCCGACGAATTACCGTCCACCGACGCCGCGGCGGTCGGGGGACTAGTCGTGACGAACGACGTGATCGACCCCGCGAATCGGGTCGGCGTCGACGCCGGCGGATTCTGCCTATCGAACGTCGCCGATCCATTACGGGCGCAGGACGCGGCGACCCGGGCGTACGTCGACGCCGCCGCGTTCGATCCCCGACGGATCGTGGTCGACGAAACCTTCAGCGTGGTCTGCGACGACGCCTTCGAAGTCGTCCTGAGTTTCTAACAGCAAACACACACAGTGCGGGAGTAGGTTACATGTCGAGACATTCGAAACTGAATTCCACGACGGGCGGCGTCCATACGACGATCGCGCACGTATACGCGAACGCGGCCGAACGCGTCGGGGCGTCCGGGTTCCCCCCGGAAACCGTATTCACGGCGGAGGACGTCGGGAAGCTGGTGAAGCAGGCCGACGACGGATCGTACTGGATCCTCGAAACCGTCGCCCCGATCTGGACCCGCCTCGCCCTCGGCGTTCCGCTGACCTTAGCGACCGCCGCCCCGGTCGCCGTCGCCAAGACCGCGGCCGCGCCCGGAACCGGGACGACCGCTGCGCGGGACGACCACCAACACGACGTCGCGACCGCCGCCCCGGGCGACGTCGGATCGGCGAACGTCGAAGGCGCCGCGTCGACCCTGGCGCGTTCGGACCATACCCACAAGCTGCCGTACGCCGCCGTGCAGTTAGCGCTGGCCGCCGCGACGTCGTCGGTCGGCGTGAACGCCCAGCGCGTCGTCGGCGTCGCCGATCCGGTCAACCCGCAGGACGCGGCGACGAAGGCCTACGTCGACGCGGTCGCCGCCGGCCTCGACCCGAAGGCGTCGGTCGCCGCCCTATCGACGGACCTAGTCCTGCCCCTATCGGGCCTCGCCACGACCGCCGACGGGGTACCCCTCGACGCCGACGGCCTACGCGTCCTTGTCGTCGGCCTAACCGCGGCGGTCGACCGCGGTATCTACGTCGTGCGCGCCGGCACATGGGAACGGGCCGCCGATATGCCGCTCGGCAGCGTCGCCGCCGGCGCCTTCGCGTTCGTCGAAGGCGGGACGCTTTACGCGTCGTCGGGCTGGGTCTGCACGTCCCCCGCGGGAGTCGCGGTCGTCGGCCTGCATCCGCTGGCGTTCACGCAGTTTTCGGGCGCGGGGCAGATCGAAGCCGGCGCCGCCCTGACGAAAACCGGGAATCGGTTAGACGTCGCGGTCGACGCGGACGGATCGATCGTCGTTTCCGCCGACGCCCTGAAGGTAGGCACGCTGGCGACCGACGGGCAGCACGGGAACCGCGGCGGCGGACTACTGCACGCCCTGGCGACGGCGGCGGTAGCCGGGTTCATGTCGGCGGCGCATTTTCTGAAGTTGACCGCGTTAGTCGACTATCCCGCGAACTGGGCCGTGACCGACTGGTACCTCGACCAGACCGTCGGCGTCGATACGAACGACGGCCTGACCGTCGGAACCCCGCTGAAGACAGGGGCGGAACTAACGAAGCGCCTCGGGGCCTGGGCGCAGTTCAGGCAGTCGGTGACGGTGCACGTCGGGGTCAACGGGATCGCCGACGATATCGTTATCAACGGGCAGCTACTGAATCCGAACACGAACGTGACCGTCGTCGGTACGCCGACGGTCGTCGGTACGTACCCGATCGCGACGTACGCGGCGCGCAATCACAACTTGCCGACGGGAACGCCGACGGACTACCAGCTAACGGCGACCGGCGTCGCGGCATGGACGGCGGGCCAGCGCCTGGTGCAGACCGACGGGACCAACGTCGGGGTACTAGCGTTCGTCGTCGCGGACCTCGGTTCCGGCGTCGCCGAAGTCACGACCCCCGGGAAGATCAACACGGCGGCGAATCTAGGATGGGGGTACACGAACACGCCGTTTCAGGCGGGGCAGACCGTCGCCGTGCAGACCCTTCCCCCGGTGCGATCGGTGACCGTGAACCTAGTCGTCCCGGTGACGTCGACGACGTCGGCCGCGCCCGGAAACTACGCGAAGCGGGCGTTCGAACTGAGCGCCGTCCGGGTCACGAACGGGGTTGCCTATCGGGTAACGGGGCAGACGATCAACACCACGTGGATATACGGCAACGAGATTACCGGGCCGCTGTCGGGCGACACGACGGTTATCAACGGGTCGGCGTCGGTCTTCAACTGCCTTCTGCGGGTGTCGATGTTGATCAACTTTCAGGTATCGAACTGCGCGTTCCTGCCCGCCGCGGCGGGGGTGTTTTCGAGCGTCGTCCGGGTCAACCTCGCCGGGTTCACGTACTTCGTCGGCTGTACCGTGCGGGGACTAACGGTCTGGGCGTTCCCGGGCGGCGATATCCAGTTCACCAACGTTCAGCTGTGGGAATCCCCGCTCGGCGTCATCGGGACGTTCAACAGTCTGTTGACGTTCGATTCGGTGTCGGGGCGATCGACCGTCGCCGGGTCGCACGGGATTCAGTTACAGAATACGACGATGGTGAAAGGACCGGCGACGGGCTGGAATCTTACCGGGGTGACCGGGGAGATCCTGCTTAGTACCGCGCCGACCTACGAAGTGACGGCGGCGCAAATGAAACCGGACGACTGGGCCCAGAGCGGAACGGCGACGATCGGCGCGACCTCCCCCGGGTACGTCGACGTGACCGGCGTCTGGTACGACCCGGCGGTGCAGCGGATTACGTTCGGGCGAAATACGTCGGGAGGAACGACCGGGGATCTATCGATCCCGCAGGCGAATCGGACGGCGACGGGGTTCCGGATTCAATCGGCGAACGTCGCCGACTTATCGACGGTGGACTGGGCGATCGCGCCGCTCGGCAAGGCGATCTTCTATTCGATCTGATCGCGTCGCTGGGTGAAGTTCCCCGGGGGTTCGGGTAAGGTAAAGTCCGTAGCTCGAACCCCCCGGGAGGATCCCCATCATGTCGGCGTATTATCTGATCAACCAAGTTCACCTCGGCAGCAACGCCCCGCTCTGGCCCGGCACTCTGGTCAATTCGCTGTACGATCCGATCGCGAAGATCCAGGAAGCCGGCGGCGTCTTAGAAGCGTCGTCGAACGCGACCGTCGCCGCCGCGTCGGTGATAGCGTTGGCCGTCAAGTCCCGCGGCGGCGACGTATCGGAAGCCGCCCAGATCATGGTCGCCGCCCTATCGAAGACCGGACCGACCGGCGCGACCGGCGACAAGGGCGCTACGGGTGATAAAGGACCGACCGGCGACAAGGGACCGACCGGCGATAAGGGACCGACCGGCGCGACCGGCGGCTAACCCTTAGACCCGCGCGACGTCGGATCGATCCGACGTCGCGCCATTGTCGGGGCATGGCCATCAAAGTCAGTATCGCGGGCGTCGTGCATACGACGAACTCGCTGTTGAAGTTCCTCACCGTCGTCGTCGACGCCCTTACGGATTTAGGCGCAGCGATCGCGGAAGACCCGGACCGCCCGATCACGACCTTCCTCGGCACCATCGCCGGCGGGCACGTCGTCGAAGCGATCGACATGGCGAAGGACGTCCCGATCGGACTCGACGTACTAGCCGAACACGACGTCGCGATCGACCCGATCCCGAACAGCGTATCGATCACCGGCAACGGCGAAGACGACCTCGACCCGGGTTACGTCCTGATCGACGTCGGCCCGTTCGCGATCGAAGTCGACGTCGAAGAACTTAGGAACGCGTTGAAGCCCTTCGAATCTTAGTGATAACTTCGGGGGATGCTCCCCAGACTCCTCGCATGGTTAGCTAGCCCGGCGGCGACGAACGTCGGGCTAGCTTTAGGGTACGTCGCGCTGATGACCGTCGTCGGACGGAAGTCGCAGATCGACGCCTGGTGCCTCGCCCACCCCCGCGCCGCCGGCGTCCTGAAGATCCTGCGCGGCGTCGGCTTCGACCCGTTCCTGCTGGTCCAGGGCCTGGCGCTGATCCTGTTTCGTCGCCTACCGGCGGGCTACCAGGCGACGGCCGCGCGGGTCGTACCGCCGCCCACCGATTCGACGGCCCCCGACGATCCGGGGTTGCTAGTCGGTCGGGTATCGGATAGGTTTGGGACCGTAGTCGGTACGCCAACCCCACCCCCCGCCTCCCACCAGGCGGACCCAAACCAGGTGGCTCCCCGGGGCACGTAGCGGCGAAGCAGATAGCGCGTTTAGCGCTGTAGTTTCCCGTCTATTCGTAAAGGAGCAATTACTATGTCCGGTTTGGTCGTCGGGGTCCCCCCCGCAGTCCTCGAGTTGGTGCAGTCTGGTCTGTTGGAGCGCGCGTTCCACGACGGTTTGGTCCCCGCCCTACTTTACCGCAGCGAAGCGGCCTGGGAGGAGTGGCCCGCCAATACCGGGACCGAGATCTTTATGACGCGCCCGGGACTTCTGACCCCTGTGACCAAGGCCCTCGGCGTCGGCATGGACCCGACCCCGCAAACGGTCAGCTACGAGCAGTGGGGCGCCACGCTCGGCCGCTACGCGTCCACGATCGATACGCATATCCCGACTTCGGTCGTTTCGAACAGCGACCAGTTCCTGCGGAACATCCATCAGCTGGGCATCCAGGCCGGCATGTCGCTGAACCGCATTCCCCGCAACGCCCTGTTCCAGTCGTACCTGTCCGGGCAGACCGTCCTTATCGCCGCGACCGGCGCCGCGTCGAAGTCGATCCGCGTTGCCGCCCTCAACGGCTTTACCGACGTCGTGACGAAGGGCGTCAATGCCCGACCCCGTCCCGTTAGTCCGTCGTCGCCCCTATCGATTACGATCGTCGGCGTGACCGGACCCCGTAACGTCGTCGGCTACGACCCCGATAATCCCGACGATCCGAACGGCCCCGGGACCCTGATTCTCGACGCCGTCGTCGGCGCCGTCTGTCCCCCGCGATCCCCCGTGCTATCGGTCGCCGCGCCTTTGATCATCCGTTCCGGCGGCGGTTCGTCCGTCGACGCGATCGGGTCGGGCGACACGTTCGTCCTTCAGGACGCGATCAACGCGACCGGTCGGCTACGCAAGAACAACGTCATGCCGCACGAGGACGGGTTCTATCACGCCCACATCTCGAACGACGGCAACAGTCAAGTCTTCGGCGACCCCGCGCTGCAACGCGCGTTGACCGCCCTGCCGGATTCGCCCTACTACCAGCAAGCGTTTATCGGGACGCTCGGCGGCATCGCCTTCTTCCTGAACAACGAAGCCCCCGAATCGACGAACAGCGGCGCGATGACCGCCACCGGTACGAACGCCGTCTATTCCGAGGACATGGGCGCCGAGACCGTGAACGAGACCGGCGTCGGCATCGGCCGCATCGTCGTGACCGGACGCGGTGCGCTGATCGAACGCGCCCTCGACGAGAAGCAGTACGTCACAGAAGCCGGGATTACCGGTAAGGTCGGCGAATTCAGCATCGTCAATAACGGCATCGGCGTAGAAACCAACGGCGTGCGGCTCATCCTCCGCGCCCCGCTCAACCGCCTGCAGGACGTGGTCGCGGCTACCTGGTCGATCTCGACTTCGTTCCCCGTACCTTCCGACATTACGTCGGGCGGCCCGCAGCGGTTCAAGCGCGCGATTATTATCGAGCACGCGCTGAACTAGTCACAGGTTCCCTCCCGGCACGGGGACTACGTATTGGGGTTACCGCTGGCGTCTGTGCTAAAGGTTCCTCGAAGTAGTCCCCCCCTTTCGAACCGTCCGTGGTGGTACCAGCGTCGCCCCCGTGCCGCGGGATTTATCCGCCCGTCTTCTACCGACGGGCGGCGTCGGCGTGATAGGGTAGACGCGTTACCCGAGAGGAACCCCCAATGGCGAGACAACAGACGAAGAAGGATGGCGAACTGATTACCGTCCTAGGCGACCAGGACCACGACTTCGAACTGCCCCCCGTCGACGACGCGGCGAACGCCGTTTTAGTCGCGGACGCGACGACCGAACAGGTCGAAGGCGCCCCGGCGCCCGACGAAGTCCCGGTCGTGAAGAAGTACGTCGTGATCAAGGGCGGGCAGATTCTGCACAACGGCTTTCGGACGCGCCTCGCCGAAGGCAAGGTCATCGACGGCCTGAACTACAACATCGCGCACCTGCAGAAGCAGGGCATTCGACTGCAGCGCGAAGAGACGTTTACGAACGAACTGGTCGACTAACCGCGACGAAAGGCGGCGCCGGTGCCCCTGTCCGAATCCCAACGAACCGCGACGCGTCATCACCTGGGCTACCTGCAGGTGGCCGACGCGTATACGTTCGTCCTCGGGTCGCCGGCGTCCGTCGAGACTACGTTCATCGTCGAAGGCGCGATGGACCGGTTACTCGAACGCGCGATCCCGCGGTTCGATTCGATCCTACGGGCCTTAGACGGAATCGAATGCCAGATGCTCGAAGACCTCGAGAACATGGCGGTCGAATCGCTGGGCGATATCAAGATCAACGCGAAGGAGCAGAAGCAACTTCGCGACAGCTACGACTACTGGGTGGCGGCCCTAGCCAACATGCTCGGCTGCCCCCGCAACCCGTTCGACAAGCGACTACAGGGCGGCGGGATGAACGTCCGCGTCGCCGGATAGGGACCCCCCGATGAAACGACTGTTGATGCTGCTGGCGACCCTCGTCGCCCTGACCGGCTGCGGTAACGCGAAACTGAATTCGGCGCTCGAGGCCGCGCAGGTCGCGTCGGAATCCGCGCAGGCGACGTTCCACATGCTGGCCGCCGCCGCGACCGCGATGATCCCGGCGCTGCCCGCCGACCAGCAAGCGGCGGCGCGCGACGACCTCGCGTCGATCGTGCTGAAGGGCGATCAGTTATTCGCCGCCGAAGCCGACGCGATTCGGACCGCGATTCTAGCGAACGCCGCTACCTTCGACGCGTCTGCGTTCGCCGCGCAGGTAGCGACCGTGATCGAAGACCTGATCCGATTCGCGACCCGCGTCGGGGTCCGGAACGATATTACGGCGCACGCGACGGCCCGCGTCGCCGCCTTACGGGCGAAGTAACCGATGCCCCGGGTCCGCCCGTTATCGGGACCCGACGCCGCGCGCGGGACGTTAGCCCAGCGCCTGACCCGCCGCGTCGACCGCGTGCGGCAACTGGCGACGAAGTTCGGGGCGCGCGCCCGCCGCGTGTATTTGGTCTGGGTCGAATCGACGGGCGAGACCGTCGGGTCCGGCTACGAATCGGTGCGGGCCCGTCGCGAACTACTACCGACCCCGCGCGTGACCGACGCGACCGCGATCACGCGCCGCCCGATGACCGTCGGGGTCGTTCCCGACGGGTCGGTCCGCGTCGACCAGATCAGCGCGGGCTGGTACACCGAAGACCACCTGCGCGGGATCGTGATTCCCGAAGACTACGGCAACCCGTGCGAGCGGCCGCATTACCCCGGGACGACCGTCGCCGGGACGATCGTTCGCCCGCGCGTCGCCGACCCGATCGCGTTCTTTTACGAGATCGTGGAAGACGGCCGCGGCGACGACCCGCCGATCCGCCGCCGGTACAAGTTAGGCGCCACGCCCTGGCGCAACGAAACCGGCGCGCAGTGGGGAATCATGCTCGAGCCGATGTCGTCGGACCTCGACCGCGCCGGGAATTCGACTTTAGGCGTCGACGACGTGAACGACTGACGTCGGATCGATCCGACGTCGGGCCCGTGGTACCTTACCCGGGTGCCTTCGACGACAATCGACCTCAGCCAAGCGGGCGCGCATTTCGGGGCGCTAGTGGACGACCGTCGCGCGAAAGCGGTCGCTGCGACCCGAATCGCCGCCGCGCACTGCGTGCAGACCATCCAGATCGTCATCATTCCGGCGCGTACGCCGCAGCCGGTCGATCGCGGCCTCTACCGCGCGGGCTGGAAGGTAGGGCTGATCGAATCCGGGGCGACGTTCTACAACGACAACCCGATCGCGGCGATCATCGAACGGGGCGTTCGCGCCGGGAACATCAAGATCGGGACGAAGCTACTCAACGCCCTGGCCGCCTGGGTCGTCCGCAAGGGCTTGGTCGCCCGAATCAAGAACGACGCACAGGGTACGGCGACGGCGAACGCCGCGATGTCGATGGCCTGGGCTATCGCGAAGAAGGCGAAGGCGTCGGGTAAGGGGTTCCACAACCGGTTCGCCGGGGGCGGGCAGCAGATTATGTCGGAATGCAATCTACGCTTCACGCACGAATACGTCCGGGACGAAGTCGTCCGCGCCCTGGGGGGCCCGTGAACCTGTCGGAACTGCGCGGCCTCGTCGACGTCGACCGGAACTTAGGCGCGACCTACCCGGAACGCCCGCTGCGGCCGCTGCCCCACAAGGGCGCGCGCGGCCACGCCCTCGACCGGTTCCGCGACTTCATCAGCCTGCTGGTCTTCCGCCGCACGATCGAAGACGGCGAGACGCAGGCGTTCCGCGTGCCGCGCGAACGGATCTTCGTAACGCCGCCGGACCAGTCGCAAGAAGACCAGAAACTGACCGGGGTCGGGTTTATCCCGGGCCCGTATTCGTACGACGACAAGTGGGTCTACGCGCTCGGGCGGCCCGAGGCGGACGAGGATTCGACGGACCGGTACGGGGTCGGAACGGTCCTGCTGACCATGGGCTATTACGTCGAACAGATTACGGTCGAATCGGTGTCGTCGTCGCCGGCGGTCACGCGCGGGATCAACGAGGGGATCCGGTACGCGACGCGCTACTTCACTGATTCGGGCCAGTTAGGGCTGAAGTGCCCCGACTACTTCGACCAGGTCGCCTGCTTTTCGATCGTCAGCGGGGACGGGTACAGCACCGACTTGGCGCTCGACGCCGCCGGGCGCCGCGTCGCCCACCTGCGTGTGGAACTGTGGGTGCCCGAAGTCGCCCTGGTCGACTATCGCCGTATGCGCGTGCTACTCGACTTCGGACCGCGCGAAGCGTTTATCCGCGACGGGAACGTCTATCCGACGATCGACTAGTGCCCGCGCGACCGGCGTGATAACTTCCGGGGCAGGAGTAACCGCCCATGTCAGGATTCATCCGCCGATATTTACAGGACCCGGGACTAGCCGAGCTACTGGCGATCGAAGGCGTCGTCATCATAGACCGCGAACCCGCGGCGTCGATTATCGGGACGGGATCCGGCACGGTGTGCTTGGTCGCCGAATTCGAAAAGGGCGGCTACCAGCCCCTCGAAGTGATGGGCGGTCAGGACGTCCTGACGCAGTTCGGGGCGTTCGGGTTTACCTACGACGGGATCGCCGGCAATCATCCGGTCGCGCGCGCGCGTAAGGCGGACGCCGCGGCGACCCCGGAATACTGGAACGGCAACGGCTACGTCGCCATGGCGGGCAAGTCCTTCAGTCGCCTTATCATCACGCGGGTCGATACGTCGATCGGCGAAGTCAGTCTAACGCGGTTAGCGTACCTGACCGGTAATACCCGGCTGACCTGGGCGCTCGATTCGGGCGACGCGATCGGCGTCAAAGTCGACGGCGCCGCCGCCGACGTCGTAACCTTTACCGCGGCCGTCGCGACCCGCACGTCCGGGGCCGGGGCGTACCCGACCGGATTCGTCGGCGGCGAAACGGTCGTCCTAGCGATCGACGAGGGGACGGATTCGGCGATCGCCGAAACGACCGTGACCTTCGCCGACGCGGACGAATCCCGGGCGCAGGTCATCGCGCGCATCAATACGGTACTCGGATACGCCGCCGCGATGACCGACGGGGTGTCGGCGATCGCGATCCACGGGCGCGTCGCGGGCACGGCCGGCGGCGTTCGGGTCGTGTCGCTCAGCGCCGGGGTCGGCGCCGCCTTAGGCATGACCGTCGGCACGACCGCCGGCACGGGCAACGTCGCCGACATCGCCGGCGTGACCTTCGCCGAAGTCGTCGCCGCGATCGAAGCGGGCGCGGTCGGGACCGAAGTCGGGCGCGACGACACCGGGGCCCTCTACGTCGCCTCGACGTCGACCGTCGCGGGCGCCGCGATCGAGATCGATTCGGTAACGACGACCACGGACGCGTTCGGGTTCCCGGTCGACGTCGAAGTCACGGCCGCCGGTAACGGCGTCGACGGGACGCTCGGCGCCGGGGTCCTCGTCACGACCGCCGACGGTACGCAGAAGTG